GCTTTACCAGTTAGAACTACAAAGAAGAAGGTTAGAAGTAGAAAGACTTAAACAAGAGATTGAATACTTAAAGCAATTACAGAACGATGGAGCATTCAATAACTAATGGCTGACTTAGAAGAATTAGTAAGACAAGGCGAAAGCGTAAAGGATAAAAAGCTAAAGCTATTTGGTATTAGAATAAGTGGTACAAGTATAGTTGCAGCATTTGCGTTTATTTCAACGATTGTTGGTACCCTGTACGGTGGGTTCCTTATGTATCAGAAAGTCGAAGGAATCGCAAATTTGGACCTTGAAGCTATAGCTGGACAAATGTCAAAGACTTCAGCAGATGTTATAAGAATAGAAGAACATGCTAACGCAATTAAAATAGAGCTAAAGAAAGACATGACTGATTTGCGTAATGCACAATGGAACTTAGAATCTAAAGTTGATGGTAAGCTACAATCAGTAGATACAAAACTTACTAGCTACGATACAAAGTTAGATAGATTTGAAGTAAAAGTAGAAAAGACTAAGATAGACATGGAAAACAGAATACAAGAGTCTTTGGATAACCCACTAGCAAACTAGGAGATTATTATGATGAAGAAGAAAAAAGGTAAAGGCAAAGGCGGTAAAGGAAGAAAAGGTTACTAGAATGAAAGGTGTAAAACATTATAAAAGAGATGGCACAGTTCACAAAGGAAGTATGCACAAAATGAAAGACGGTACTCTACATTCAAACAAGTCGCATACTAAAACAAGTGTTAAATTATTTCATTTTAAAGACTTGAGCAAAAAAGCAAAGGTCAAGGCTAAAGGTAAATAATGGCAGTAACTTATAGAGGTGAAACTTTTGCAGGATATAATAAACCTAAGCGTTCATCTAAAGGTAAGAAATCTCATGTAGTCCTTATCAAAGATGGTGGTAAGGACCGCATGATTAGGTTTGGTGAGAAAGGAGCTTCTACTGCAGGTAAACCTAAAGCTGGTGAGTCTGCTGCAATGAAAGCTAAACGTAAATCATTTAAAGCTAGACACGCTAAGAACATAGCTAAAGGTAAAACCAGTGCAGCATACTGGGCAAACAAGGTGAAATGGTAATGGCTAAACGAGGACTATACGCAAACATTAACGCTAGGAAAAAAGCTGGTACTAGTAGAAGTAAAAAGAAATCTACTATTAGCAAGAAAGCTTATGCTAATATGAAAAAAGGATTTAAAAAGAAATGAGTGATGAGCTTAGTAGAATGCAATTACAATTAGACAAACACTCTGGACAAATAGCAAAGCTGTTTAGCAAGATTGATGACACTAATTTATGTATACAAAAGATTAACACTTCTTTACTTCAAATTAAATGGGGTGTCTTTGGTGCATTTGCTTGGTACATTATAGGACAAGTAGGAATTATAGAAGCAATGAGGTTAGCAATATGATAGCATTTTTAACTAATGTAGCACCAATAATGTTAGGCTTTGTTGGTAAGTTGTTTGCACTTAAAAGTCAAGCAGCACAAGAACAACAGAAGATGATGATACAGAATTTACAGGTTCGTAATGATTCTATTAATCAAGCAAGAGATAGAGCTGACAAAGAGTCACCTATGGCTGCTATGAATAGAAGGATTATTATATTAGTTATACTTGCATTAATTATCTTTACACAAATAGCTCCTGTGTTCTTTGATGTTCCTACAGTTATACCTACTATAATAGAAGGAACTAGCTTCTTAGGTATTCAGTTAACACCAGATGTTATTGAGTATATTAAAATAGAAGCAGGTGCTGTACTTAAAATGGATGAAATATTTGGATGGGCAACCATGATAGTAGAGTTCTACTTTGGTGCACAATTAGCAAAAGGAAAATAATATGACATATAGACAGGTTATTAATTCAGTCTTACGTAGGCTACGAGAAGATAGTATAGGTAGTGACTGGTCAGGAGCATTAATAGATGCTTCTGGTCCATCAGATTATCAAGTATTAATAGGTGACTTTGTTAATGAAGTTAAAAGAGAAGTAGAAGATGCTTGGGATTGGACAGCACTAAGACGTGTAGAAACAGTAGCTACTGTACTTAACACACGTAGCTATAACTTGCCTAGCACATCTCAACGTACTAGAACACTATCAGTACAGGAACAAGAACAAGGACAAATGTTACAAGGTGTACCTGATTCATGGATTAGGTCTACACAATATCCTACTGATAGCTCAGGTGTTCCTTCTTACTTTTCTATTAATGGAGTAAGTAGTGGACTGCTTACAGCACAGTTATATCCTAAGCCTGATGGTGTTTATAACATAAACTTCTACATGCTTGACCCACAAGATGATTTAACAAATGCAACAGATACCTTGACATGTCCAGAGTTTCCTGTTATAATGGGGGTATGGGCACGAGCTATCGCTGAACGTGGCGAAGATGGAGGTACATTGTCAGACATGGCACAGATGCAATATCAACAAGCATTATCAGATGCAATTCAACAAGACGTAGGCAGACACTCAGATGAGGTAATTTGGAATGGCGTCTAAACCAATACAACCCCTTGTATTAGACTCTATAGGTATCTATGGATTAAACAGGCAGTCATCTGCTTCTAGTTTACCACCACAATTCCTAACAACAGCTAACAATATTATGTTAGATGAGAAGGGACGTGTTACTACTAGAGAAGGAATTAAACAGATAACAGATAACGTACATACTGGTAGTTTAGATACTGATGGTAATCCTACAGCTAACACATTAAAAGTTAAATCATTAGGTGAGTATAGAAGTATAACAGGAGCTACTACTTTATTTGCTGGAGCTGGTGCTAACATTTATAAAATTAATGTAGCTAATACTCCTTATACTTTAGATGCACAAACTTTTGGTGGTTCTGCAACTACTAAGACTGATGGTAATTGGCAATTTACAAACTTTAATAACCAGTTCTATGCTGTACAAGCAGGTAATAAACCTATTAATTATGATGGTACTACATGGAAAGATTTAGAAGATGTAGGAAGTTATGCTGCACCTACTGGAGTTACAACTTTTACACCTTCTTGTGTTTTAGGTGACTACGGTAGAATATGGACAGGAAACATAGGTGAGAATAAAGATGTAATTTATTATTCTGATACATTGATTGGACATAAATTTAACGGTGGTGCGTCAGGTTCAGTAGATTTAAAAACTGTATGGTCAGGTGACGAGATTACAGCACTGGCTTCTTTTATGGGTAAGCTAGTTATCTTTGGTAAAAATAACATTGTTATCTACAACGACCCTTGGGACCCAGCAGCATCTACCTTTCAATTAGATGAAGTTATTGAGGGTGTAGGATGTGTAGCTAGGGATTCAGTACAGGTTATTGGTGATGACATTGTATTCCTAAGTTCATCAGGTGTACGCTCATTAGCTCGTACAATGGTACAGGACAAGATGCCATTGACAGATTTAAGTTTAGCTGTTAAAGATGAAATAAGAACACATATTGTTACTGCAGATTTAAACAAAGTTAAAGCTCAATATGATTTATCTACTGGAACATATTTATTAGGATTTGGTGGTAAAAATATTCTTTATGTCTTTGACTTTAAAGCTACAACTCCTGAAGGTGCTCCACGTATAACAACTTGGAACTTTGACACTAAGAAAAATCCTGGAGCTTTGTTATCAACAGATGATTTTTTATATATTGGATTAGGAGAAACAAACTACTTTGGTAAAGTAGCTACTTACTCAGGGTTTTATGATGTAGAGAAAAAAGATGTTACTGCTAGTTTTGGTACATCAAGTGCATGTACAACTGCTGGACACACGTGGGAAGCTACTACAAGTAAATGCTATCAAGATATAGACAACACATATCAAGCAGATTTTAAAACTACTTGGCTAGACTTTGAACAGCCGGGTATATCTAAGTTCCTAAAAAGATTCTTAGCTATATGGTCAGGTGGTAAAAACATGAACGTAACACTTAACTGGTTTAGAGATTACAATGTTACTCCTACATCAGCTAACTTTACATTAGACCCTACTACTGGTGGAGTCAATTATTTGTGGGGACAAGGTAAGTATGGCAATGCCAAGTATGCTACTGCTTTCCAACCTACAGAATATAAAGTATCTATGTCAAAAGCAGCTAAGGTTGTTAGACTACAGATAATACAAACGGTATCGGGGTTTAAAGCTTCTTTACAAAACATTTCTATTTGGGCAAAACAAGGGAAAATACGATGAGTGATTATAATTTACAAATAGCTTGGTCAGGTAAGGATGCTTTAGCAGACTCAGACCCTGACAAAGTAGTCAGTGGTGGTGATTTTAATACAGAGTTTCTTGCAGTTAAAACTGCTGTTAACTCTAAAGCAGACTTAGCAAACACAAGTCAAGTAGTCACTGCTGCAACAGCAAGTTCAGGAACC